AAATTTACAGCCAACGCCTGCAACGCCAAAACAAAGACAAACTACTTTCCAAAATATAGTTGAAGGCGGAAACAATTTAATAAAAAAAATATTTTAATAATAAAAATGATACAGATACCATTACAAAATAACGCAAATCAAACTGCTACTATAATATTAGATAATGGTTTTTTTGCTATTACTTTAAGAACAGTAAATAACGGAGCTAAAAATCTTGTTTTAATCAGTATAAGTTTAAATAATACCCCTCTTATTATTAATCAAGTATTAACATCTGGTACTTTAATCTTAGGTTATTTATATTTGTTTAATGGTAATTTTATGCTATTAGCTAATGACGATGAAAACCCAGATTATACAAAATTTGGAGATTCTCAAGTTTTAATTTATATAAGCAATAAAGAATTGCGGCAGGCAATAGAAAATGCTTGATCAATTAGATCCAAAAATAATTAGAGTTACTCTACAGGTAAACAATCAAATTTATAACTATGAGACGCAAACACAGCTAAATTCTGCTGGGCAAGTTTTAAGAACTAACGGCCTTTGGATCACTGCGAGAGGAACAAAATTTGACAATGAAAACCCGCAAGAGTGTGAAGTTAGCATTGCTGGGCTATCAAGAGAGACAAGAGAGTTTTTATTATCAGAGACAAGCCCTTGGAACGCAAATAGAGTAGCAAAACAAATTACAGTTAGTGCAGGTAGAGTTTCTACTGGGCTATCATTAATATACTCTGGGGACGTTGTTAAAGCCTCTATTACAAAGCCTCCTGACAATATAGTTACGTTAAATTGTTTAACGTTCTTTTTTCAAAATGGAAATATAATAACTCCTGCTGCTGTACCAACAAATTTAATTTCAAATATAGCAAAACAAGTTGCAGGGAGCCTTGGTATCCCGTTACAGTTTGAAGCAACAGATAAACCTTTAACTAATTACAACTTTATAGGAGCAGCTTTAAAACAAATTGATAGAATAAATAGCATTGGCGGAGTCAGCGCATATATAGAAAACAATGTTTTAGTTGTAAAAAATAAAAATACAGCTCTAGTTTCAGCCGGAACAAAAATAGTAAGTGCAGAAACAGGAATGATTGATCTTCCGGAAATAACAAATTTTGGCGTAAAAGTTACATTTATGCTTGACAATTATACTAGGTTAGGTACTCTGTTAACTGTAAAAAGTGATAGAGTACCTACAGCTAATGGCTCTTATATTGTATATAAACTTGCATTTGATATTTCTAGTAGAGAAAATAATTTTTACTGGATTGCCGAAGCCCAAAGAAACGGAGTGATACTATAATGAGTTTTAGCGGAAATAATACTACTGTTAACCCTACTAATCTTGATTCATTAACAGGTTCGTTTAAAGAGATTTTAAAAAAAGAAAGGCAAAACACAGATGGAATGATACCTGCCATTGTTATGTCTTATAATAGGTCAACAAATAGAGTAAATGTTAGGCCTGCTATTACGTTAATAGATCAACAAAATAGAACAATCCCTAGAAACCCAATCTTGAATTTGCCAGTAGACCAGCCCGGTGGCGGTGGGTTTATTATTAACTTTCCTTTAAAAATAGGGGATCTTGGGTATATTATAGCTGGCGATAGGGATCCAACAAATTACTTGATTAATGGGCAACAAGCAAGGCCAGCATCTGAAATATTTAAACAATTTGCCTTTGGTGTTTTTAGACCAGCTCCATTAAATAATTATACAATATCTAGTGGTGATCAGGAAAATCTTGTTATACAATCAATAGACGGATCAACAAAATTAACATTAAGTCAAAATACGATAACAATAAACGCTCAAAATATTAATATTATTTCTGTCGGAAACACGACTTTAAATGCAGCAAGTTTAATCGCATCTATAAGCGGATCCGCAAGTATAACTGCAGGGGCTGTAACAGTAAATTCGGGGGGAGAAACGACAATTAGCTCTACAGGTAACGTATCTATGGTAACGCCAGTTTTGGCAGTAACGGGGAATATAACAGCAACCGGGACTATAACACCGGGCGTAGTTTAATTATAAAAAATGACAGTAATCAGCTTCTTAACAACACAAAATAGTTTAAATTCACAAAGAGAATCCCAAGGGAATGATCTATATCTTGATGAATTTGGAAATATTGCTATTGGACTAGATAATAACGCTGTATCACAATTATGCAGGAATGCTGCACAAACTAAAATTGGTGAATTAAAGTATTCTGTAAACCGTGGCATACCTTTTGATGATAGTGTTTTTTCTGGAAGTCCCAATATAAATCAATTTAGATATTTTTTAAGAAGAATATTTATAACAATAACAGGCGTACAAGAAGTAGTTTCTATTAATGTTTCTTTTTTAGAAGGACAATTAACTTATTATGCTAAAATAAGAACTATATATGGTCCTCAATCATTTAATGACTTGATCACAATCTAAGGTAAATTATGAGTTTTAATTATTTAACACCAAGCGGAATTGTCTTATTTGACTCAGAGCAAACTCTTGCAGAAGTTAAGTCTGAATATAAACAAGCATTTGGTGAGAATTTGGTTACTACACCAGAATCTCCGCAGGGCGTATTAATCTCTGCTGAAACAACAGCAAGAAACTCTTGCGGAGAATTAGTTGCTAGTGCTTTAAATCAATTAAACCCAAATATTGCAGAAGGCGTTTTTTTAGATGCTATAATTTCATTGCTTGGTGGGCAAAGAATCGGCGCATCTAATACTATGATTGAAATCCAATGTATAGGTATACCGCTAACTACCATACCAGCTGGAATTCAAATACAGTCAAACGAAACTTTTCAACTATTTGTAAATCCAAATTCTTTTACTTTTGATAGTGAGGGTGAAGCTGTTGTTGTTTTTGTAGCTGTTAATTCCGGACAGGTAAATGCAAACCCAGATACTGTTAATCAAATCGTAATGCCTTATGTTGGCTTAGAATCTGTAAATAATAGCGCAGCGCCGTTTCTTGTTGGGTCTCCCTCTCAAACAGATCAACAAGCAAGAATTTATAGAAATACAATATTAGGGGTTCAAGGATCTACATTGGCACAAAATATGATTGCAGCTGTATCTTCTGTTCCTGAAGTTCAAGCACCTCCTTATTTTTATGAAAATCCAAAAAGTGAACCTCTTGTTATTACTTTCCCTGATTCTTCAAGTATAACAATTGCTAAGAATTCAATTTATATGTGTGTTAATTCAATAAATGGTAAAAACGATGATAACGATTGGCTACTTTCTGTTGCAAAAGCAATTTACGCAAGTAAATCTGGAGGCTGTAATTATAATAATGGTTTCTCTGATAGTCCTCGCTCTATTGATGTGACAGATCCTGCAAGCGGACAAATTCAAACAGTTTTATTCGATACACCTAATATTGTGCAAATATTAATTCAGGTTGTAATACAAATTAACTCAACAATCACCTCACCTTTAAAACAAATACAAGATGCTATTATTAATTACGCAAATGGACTTTATCAAAATCAACCTGGTTTTATTGTTGGCACAAGCGTTTCAAGTTTTGATATTTCAGGCGCAGTTTTAGGACAAATTCCAGGAATAAATATAAAATCATTACAATGCGCAGTAGCAAGTGGGTCTCCTTCTTTTTCAAGCGATTTGATATTTATTAAACCTTTTGAAATCGCTAAAACCCAGCCGTCATCTATAACACTAATACAAACTTCATAAATAATTAATAATGTACCCATTTAACCCTAAAATAAATATTTTACCTGGAGTTTTAATATGGCAATATGACCAAACTAAAGCTCTTGGTGGATTAATTAAAAGTAAAAATAAATGGTATGAAGATATCATAACGCAAACATATAGAGACTGGTATAACAATGTATTTAACTTGCTAACAGCAAATGATTTTGGGTTAGATGTTTGGTCTATTATATTAAATTTACCTCTTTCAATGGGGAATGAACCAGATAGCCCAGAAAAAAAATTATGGGGTTTTGATATAAATCCTCCGGCCGCCCCTATTAGTAACAATCAAAACTTTAATCATGGAAATTTTACAACAACAGGACAAGGTTTTAATTTATCTACAGAAGAAAAGAGATTTATATTAAGATTACGTTATTTTTCTTTTGTTTCACGTGGAACTATTCCTGATGCAAATCAATTTTTTTTAAAAGTTTATCCTGAAGCGGGATATCCAGGACAAATGTATTTAGTAGACAATAAAGATATGACTTTGACTTTATTTTTTACAGAAGACCCAGGCGATAAATTAATAAGAATATTACAAGTTTATAATGAAGCATTATATAATTTAATTCCTAGGCCTGTAGGGGTAAAGTTATTTATAACTATTTTATAAAAAAAGAGAGGCGAAATGGAAAATAAAGAACAAGAAAGATTAGA